GTCTTCGATTTGACCAAACAAATCTGAAGGAACGGTCATGAGTGACAATGTCTATATCAAGAGTGGCGAGCAGCCCCGCTACTTTTCGTTTGGTGGGGTCAACTCCACCACAAGCAACGCATCGTCCACGGCTGTTTACAAAGAGTCTCCGTACTCTGCGTTTCAGGCCATCATCGCTGGCACTGGCACTGTGAGCGCCACTGTGACGATCCAGGTGTCCAACGAAGAAGCGACGGGTCAAGGCACGAACTCCAACTGGATTTCGATTGGCACGATCTCGCTCTCAGGTACCACGACGGCCACTGACGGCTTCACCACCATTGCTCCTTGGCGCTTTGTGCGTGCAGTAGTCAGCTCCATCTCTGGCACTGGCGCAACCGTCCAAGTGATCATGGGTGTGTGATGTCTATCAGCGTCACATACAAATATGGCGCTTTTAGTCCAGATCGGCCAGTTTGGATAGATCAGTATGGTGTTTTGACACCCAACAAGTATGGTGTGATTACTGATCCTGAACCGCCGACGCTGGGCTTCTTGCTTGCTGAAAATGGCAACTACCTCGTTCAAGAAAACGACGGTAAGATTTTGCTGAGCTAAGCCATGAGTATCCCAGGTCGCGGCGAAGCTGACTTTTGGCAAGGAGGCGACTGGAATGCGGTCTGCTATGAGTGCGGCCGCAAACGCAAAGCCTCGGGCCTCAAACGTCACTGGCAAGGCTATTACGTCTGCCCTGAACACTGGGAGTCACGTCAACCCCAGGACTTTGTTCGTGGGGTGCAAGACGTCATCACGCCGCCATGGGCGCAGCCGCCCAGCGACACATTCACACCGGTGTGCACGATCGATGGCATCTCGGCCATCCCGTCACTGGCTATGCCTGGTTGCATGTTGCCATCGCGTGTGTTCCAATACATTACAGGTATTCCTGGTCTATATCCCGAGTTCTGCACGATTGATGGTTCGTATTGCACGGCCGATCATGCGATGGCGGGATGTGCAACTGTAGGACAAAATCCATGAGTTCAATCAACTTCCAAAACGGCACCATCATTCCCGCGTCGTGGTTGAACGATGTGAACGGGTTTGTGTACGGTAGTACTCCGATCACCTCGGACCGTGTCACCTACAACCAAGGCGGCACTGGCGCTGTCACTGAGACTTTGACTGCCAAGTTACAGCAGACCGTCAGTGTCAAAGATTTTGGTGCTGTGGGTGACGGAGTGACCGATGATACGGCGGCGATTCAGGCGGCACTAAACGCTGGCGTAGGGGGCGTATATTTACCAGAAGGCACGTATTTGTTTTCCACTTTAACGGTGAACAAAAACACTCGATTATATGGTGCAAGTACTCGCACTTCGATTCTCAAACACACTGGTGCAGCTACCGCAATCCAGTGTGTTTACAGCGGCGATGAACCTGATGGACGCGGCACATATACCGAGTCGGGATGGTTCATTTTTGAAGATTTTGAACTGATGGTGAACGGCACCTTTGGGTTCCGTGTGGGTAATACCCGCAGCAGCTTCAGCATGTTCAATCGCTTATACATTCGTCACCGGCAAGACTTAGCGTCGGGTAACCCGAATGCTCAATACTTTGCAGGTTCTGTGGCAATCGACTGCAACAACACGCCTTGGACTTCCAGCGACTCAACGTACTTGTCCAAGGTTCACCACTGTTTCATTCGTGGTTTTGAAACGGCGATCAATCTACAATCGACGGTCAACAGTTGGGAAATCAACCGACTGTTGACGATTGAGTGCTATAACCAGATCGTCTTGAGCGCGGCAACCGGTATCTCTACCGTCGACTGTTATTTTGAGTCCGGTGTTGCAGGTGCAACTGGTTTTGTGTTCCTTAGTGGTGGTGGCAATCAGATTAACATCATCGGTACTGCTTTTGAACTGACGAATGCTGCTGCTACTCAGTACGCTTACAACTTCTCTGGCGGCACATGGGAAACAATCACCGTTGTTGGTGCTAAATATTTGATTCAGGGCGACGGTAATTCAGTCAACAGCAAACGAATCAGTGGTACAGCACCTGCGTCGTTCGTAGAACTAAACCGTACCTATACAAGTGCAACTTACGGAAATATTCCGATGCTTTGGGCACCAAGTACCTCTGCGACCACTCCAATGCAGCAACCTAATTTTTCACGGTTTGGGGGTTTTCAACAAGGCAACGGTGCAATATTGTTTGGTCGTAATGATACTGATTCGGCAGACGCTGGAGTTTATTTTGGGTATGGATCACCCCAGGGAGTTGTGACGGCGAATATCGGATCGTTATATCTAAACTCGTCAGGTGGTGCAAACACCACACTATACGTCAAAGAAACAGGTTCCGGTAACACGGGCTGGGTTGCAAAATAAAGGATTAAATCATGGCTGATTCAAAAATTTCCGCATTACCGGCTTCGACAACCCCTCTTGCGGGCACTGAGGTATTGCCGATTGTTCAGAGCGGCGTCACCAATCAGGTTAGTGTTGCTAACTTGACGGCTGGACGAGCAATTACAGCGTTAAGCGTTAACGCAAGCGGCGGTACGTTGTCTGCTGGTGGTACAGCAAACGGTATATTTAGTTTAAACCGATCAGACGGCGCAACAAACCTTGGGTATATTACTTGGGTGGCGTCCAGCGATGAAATGCGCTATTACAACAATAATGGGGGATTTCACGGTTTCTATGTAAGCTCTCAAGGAAAGCTACTTACTGTTGCTGAGGGATATAGTGCCGACACAAAATTTTATGTGGGCAACCTAGTCCAAGGCACCGCAGCCAAAGGCATCAACTTCACCGCCAACACGCCAGCAGCGGGCAAGACCAGCCAGTTGCTGAACTGGTATGAAGAAGGAACTTGGACACCAACTTGGAATGGCGGGACGGTTACTATAACCAGCAGTTACTACACTCGCGTGGGTCGATTGGTGACTTGGATTTTAGATGTGACTTTTGGAACGTCTGCAACAGCAACAGATTCTCAGCTTACCCTGCCTTTTACAGCAACAGGAAGTTGGGGGAGTGGATCAATAAATTACAGTGATTATGGAACTGGTATGACTGTAAACATAGACGCAGGATCAAACAGATTGCTTTTTAGAAGCGCAGTAAATTCTTCTAATTTGCCGTGTTCAAGCGTGGCAAGTCACAGATTTATCTGTGTTGCAACTTATTTTTCCTAAGGATTAGTAATGGGATTAACTAAAGTAACTTTTTCAATGATTGATGGTGCGGCTGTCAATGTTATTGACTATGGCGCTGATCCTACTGGTGTTGCCGATAGCACAACCGCTATCCAAACGGCTATCAATCAAGCGCCAGCGCAAGGTACGATTATTTTTGCCCCTGGCACATATTTAATTTCACAAACAATAACTTTGAAAGATAACATTGTTATTGATGGAGGTGGCGCAGTTATAAAAGCAAAAGATGCAACAAATTTTGAGCAAATGCTATTGGCATCTTCAAATTCTTATGTGCAAATACAAAATATTTGGCTAAATGCAAATAAGGCTGGTCGATCATCCGGTCAAAATATTCGTTTTATGGGGTTGGTTTTTGATAGTTGCACCGATTGCACTGCATCAAATGTTTTTGTTGAAAATACAAGAGGATACAACTCAATACCTGCCGTTGGTATTGCAATAAGTGGTGTATCGATTAGATGTAAAATTGAAAATTGCACGGCAGAAAATTGTGGTGATTCTGGAACGAACACTTCAGACGGTTTTTTTATGTCCGGCGAAAGCAATCTAAACATTGGCTCTTTGGCTGTAAATTGCACTGACACAGGCTTTGTCATTGAGAGTTCAAATTGCAGCGGAATAGTTGGATGTATTGCAAGAAGTTGCAATGCTGGCGCGGCAATTACAAACGCTGTTAATGACGATAAATATGGAAATTTTATTACCGGCGTTTCAATTTTAGATTGGAATTCTTCAGTAACTGGTGGAATTCAAATTGGATGCCCTCTTAGCACAAGCACTGGCTCTTTGTATGACACTGTTGTTTCTGATGTCAGTATTGTTGCTATTACTGTTGGCACTGGAACTGGCCCTGCCATAAATATTCGCAAAACTGGAACACCAAAAACTGTTCGTTTAACTCTTAACAATATCAGAATTAGGACGGCTTCAACACAAGGTATTGTGGTTGATGGAGATCAAATTTCTATTAGAGGTTGCGATATTAGTGGGACTTCTAATGCTTGTATTCAATTTCAAACAGGAAGTTTGACAAACTTTGTTGCCGGTTGCTCAATGGTTGGTGGTTCATTTGGTATTGCGGCTACTGGCAATTCAAGTGTAATAGCAGAATGCAATTCTATGTTTGGTCAAACTTCATATGGTATTTATGCTTATGACACTTCAACAGTTACATCAATGTTCAATATTATTCAAAACGCTGGAATTAACAGATTTGGGAACGATTCAGGCGCAGCACTAAACCTTGTGGGTGCAACAAACAATAACTTGGCGATCAATAATGCCGCAGGAAGTGCAACTGGTGGGTCAATTGTCAATAAATTTTTGGTTGTTGATAAAAACGGTACTACATTAGGATATGCGCCTTTGTACAGTTCCTGAGTTAATTATTCTGTATGTTAAGGACAAAACATGACCAAGCCACTTGACATCATCACCCGCGCCATGAGTGCTAAAAAATGAAACCCGCACCTTTGCTCATTCGTTGGTTTCTGAACTTTGTGAAAAAGGGTGCAGTGACTTTGCCGCCATGGGGAATCTATTTCCTTGCTGGGCACGAGTATGTCGAGCCACATGAGAAGGTTCATTGGCAGCAGTATGAGCGCATGGGTGCATTTCGTTTCTATGTAATCTATCTTTGGTACATGGTGAGATATGGATATGAGCTGCACCCGATGGAAATTGAAGCCAGAACAATCTCTGGAATCAGATAAGGACAAACCATGAGCAACCCGCTTAACGTCACTTTCGTCGATCTGATCGGACCCCCAGTGTCTGCGGCGTGGCTCAACGCCGTGACAGCGGCGGTCAACGGATCGCAGACCCCCACAACCATTGTTGCAACAGCCGGTCAAACGGTGTTCACGGTTCCCGCAACAGCGGTTGGCTCGGTGTACATCAACGGGGTGTACCAAATCCCCAATGACAGCTACACTCGCACCAACGACACCACGATCACCTTTAGTCAAGCGGTGCCGGTCAACGCCAAAGTAGCCATACTCTGAGGATGCTATGGGACAGCCAACCAACTACCAAACGGCCCAGCGGATCATCCGCATGGCTTACAAAGACGCAGGACTGATCCAAGATGGCGATGAGCCAACCTCAGAGCAGTATGCTGATGGCTTGACTCGTCTGAACGACGTTGCCAATTTGTGGCAAACTCAGGGCTTGAAGCTCTGGACGGTTCAAGACATCGCCATCCCCTTGGTAGCTGGTCAGGCCACGTACACCCTGATGCCTGGTGGCAGTGTCGACATGGTCAAGCCCATGCGAATCATCGAGTGCTACTACCTCGATCAAAACCAAATCCGCCGTCCCCTGATCCCGCTGTCTTGGCACGACTGGGCCACCTTGTCGCAGACCAACCAGCAAGGCCAGATCAACAGCTACTTTGAGAACAAGCAGCAAAACGCCATTTACGTCTCGTTCTGGCTGATCCCCGACTACAACGCCGCTTTGGGTAGCGTGCACGCCATCACCCAAACTCGCATCAACCAGATGATCTCGTTGACCGATGAGACAGCGTTTCCGCTGGAGTGGTCACTTGGGCTGCGCTGGGGTTTGGCCGATGAGTTGGCAACGGGTCAACCGCAGGCCATCATGGACCGCTGCGAGCGCCGCGCCACGATGTACAGAGAGAAACTTGAAGACTGGGATGTGGAGGATGCACCGACATCGTTTGCGCCTGATCAGCGGGTTACTTACGCACAATCTTCTTTCCGGTAATTGTCAAATGAGCTCCTCAGAATTCATCGCACTTGCATCGTCCTTGGCCGCTGGCGCATTTACCATTCTGATTGCGGTATTGGGTTGGCTTGGCAACAAGATTTACAGCAAACTTGACGATGTCACAAGTTCAATGAATAACATGAAAGATGACTTGACCACGTCAATCGGTGGCATCAAGGACGAGCTGCACGATCGGATTACAGGAATTGATAAACGGGTCACTCGGGTAGAAACCATCGTAGATCGGACTTTTCCCCATGCCTGAAGTCCAGCGTCTTCCTCTGACCGTCAAGCCGTCCAACCGCGACGAGACGACCAACCGTGACGCCAAGATTGTCAACGGTTATGTCGAGATGGTCAGTCAGCAAGAAGCTGAGGTGTACAAGCGCCCAGGATTTAACACGTACTCCACGGTGACTGGTGCAGCCACCGGCCTTGGCATGTACAACTGGAACGGCGACCTGTACACCGTGTTCGGCACCACCCTGTACAAAAATGGTGTCTCATTGGGTACGGTCAACGGAACAGCGGTGTACAGCTTCGCCTCGTGCCTGGGGCAAACGCCATCGCTGGTTTTGCAAAACGGGGCTGCATCGTACTACTACAACACGACAGCGGGCCTCGTGAACATGCCCATGAACCCGGCGATCACGGTGATTGCCACTGTCACGAATGCGTCAGCAGTGGTCACCGATGTGAGCCCCAACACCAGTGCGCTGAGTGTGGGCATGACGGTGGCAGGTTCCAACATTCCAGGCGGTGCCACGATTGCAAGCGTGGACAGTGCCACGCAGTTCACCATGAGTGCGCCGGCAACGGCCACCGCAGTCGGTGAGACGATCAACTTCAATGCCACCAGTTTGACGGGCACGACAACCTCGGGCTCTGCTGTGATCACTAGCATCACGCCCAACACCACGGGTTTATACGTAGGCATGGCTGTCTCGGGCACAAACATTCCCATCTTGACCACCATCCAAAGTGTTGACAGCTCGTCGCAGATCACGTTAAATAACCCAGCCACCGCGTCTGGCACAGGGGTATCTTTGTCTTTTACGACAGCCTTCCCCTCAAGCCAGGTCCCAGGTGTGGCCTATCTTGATGGCTACATCAACGTCATGACCACAGGTGCGGCGATCTACTCGTCTGAGCCCAATCAGCCCAGCGCTTGGTTGTCTGGCAACTACATCGTGGCGCAGATCGAGGCTGACCCTGGTGTGTACATCACCAAGCAGCTCGTCTACATACTTGCGTTCAAGCGGTACAGCCTTGAGGTGTTCTACGATGCTGGTAACCCCACTGGCAGTCCACTTGGGCCAGTGCAGGGCGGTAAAGTGAGCATCGGGTGTCGCCATGCCAACAGCGTGGCGCAGATGGAGGGCACGGTATTTTGGGTGTCCCAAGCCCGTGACGGCGGCACGGCCGTCTGGCTCATGGACAACTTGAAGCCTTCGCAAATCTCCACCCCGCCAATCGAGCGTCTCTTACA